GCGAAACTCGGGATCCTTGAGCATTTCGTCACCGACCTTCTTGCGATAAGCCGCAGGATCGTTGCCGACCTCGGCGCGGATCTTGAGCTCGCGGAACCAGCCGATCAGAGTTTCGCCAGGGTCCGACGAGTGCTGCATGCGAGCCCGCAATGCGGGATCGACAAATTTTTGTGCAGCCTCGTAAGCCTGGTCGAACTCTTCCTTGTAGGTCCGCTTCGCACTCTGCAAACTCATCTCGCGGCGTTCATTGACCAGACGCTCCTCGAAGCGCCGCTCCATGAACTCGCGATACTCGCGGGGATTGAGCAACGGATCGGGCTCTTGCGGCTGCTCAGGAGGCTTTTCCAGTTGCGCCAAGCGCCGCCGGAATTCCTGCTGTTCAAACGCCAGTTGATCGCGTTGCTGCTTGAAGGCATCGCGCTCGGCCTGCGCCGCGCGCCGCTCCTCCGTGATCTCCTTGAGCCGCCATGACGGCACCATGTGAGCATCGTCATCGACCTTGGGTTTTTCACCCGCGGGCGCTGCCGCTGCCTCGGTGTCCGGCTTGGCTTGCTCGACTTGCGGGATTGAAGCCGGCTCCGGTGCCGCGCTGGGCGCCGGTTCTGCTGCAGGCGGATCAATCGCGTTGTCGAACAATGAGTCTTCAGACAGTTCTGTGACGTCGTCTCGTTCAGCCATGGGTCATCCTCATGTTCCGCGTGTCGCTGCGGTGCGCTGCCATCTATCGCTTCAGGCGTGCGTTGCCCTGTTGTCGCTGGGCTAAGCGTTGAGCCTGTGTCGGCGGCTCGTCCGAACTGATGGGGCGCGGCCAGCGCGCCTGATCTTCTGGGGTCCAGCGCTCCCAATCGAGATAGGTCAACCGGCCGTTGACACGGTCGGCATAAACTGGACCCTCGATATTCATTCGATGCCGGTCGCGGCCGTCTCTTCGGCCTGCGCCATCTGTTGCTCATGGGCATCGGCGGCGATCTGCATCTTCGCCTGCGCCTGGATGTGGGCGATGGCGATTTCGGCAGAGGCCTTCATGCGTTCGATCATTGCTTCGTTCTGCGCCGCCATCCGCTGCAGCATGGCATCGTGCTGCGCCTCGCGCTGCCGCGCCTGCTCGTCGAATTGCTGCTGACGCACCTGGTTGGCGAAATCGCGATCGGCGGCCTGCTGCTTCAGCACCGCGTCCTGCTGGGCCTGGGCGTTCTCGCGCTGGGCCTTTTGCTGCTCCAGCATGGCATCCTGTTGCCGTTCCTGGGCGTCGCCCTGCGCTTTGGCCTGGATCGCCATCATCTTCGGATCCGGCGGCGGCGGCTTGTTCATCTGCATCTGGATCTTGTCGATCATCGGCTTTTTGACTGAAGCGGGAAGCGGCGCCAACGTAATGGCAATCTCCGGGAACTGCTGCAGGAATTGCGGGCCGAGCGACTGCAGCACCTGCATCGCGTCGCTCTGCATGTTCACGGTGTCGGGGCCCTCGTCGATGATGATGTCGACATCGAGCGAGCCCAGATCGTTGACGATCATCGGCCGGCCGAACTGGTCAAGCTCCAATTTGTTGGCCTGGAAAAATTGCGCGACATTCTGGTCGTCGGTGACGCGGATCCAGCGCTCCTGCTTCCAGTGCCGCTGCACGATGTTCCAGCAATCGCGATAGACCCGGATTTTCCAGTTCTTGAACGCCGTCAGATACGGCCCGAGCTCGGCGATGCCGGCCTGCTGCAGCAACTGGATAGCTCTGCCCGAACTGTCCTCCAGCCCCTGCCCGATCAGCGCCGGATTGGGGCCGAAATTCTCGATCTCGTTCTTGGCTTCCTGCAAAAGTTCGAGCTGGCCCTTGAAGTCGTTCAAGGTGGTGGTGTCGGGCTCCATTTTCAGGCCGGGATTGACCTCAACCCAGCCGTCGGCCTTGGCCCACTCGCGGCGCGACACCTCGATGTCGTCGACCGCGCCTTTTTCGCTGATCACCTTGCGCGAGTTGAGCAGATGCAGCGACTTGGAGCGCCGATGGTTGATCTCGTCCTGCGGCGATTTCAGATTGCGGATCGGACCGTAGCGGTCGCCGTCGTGGTCGACGTAGGCCGAGAACATCCGGTAGCGCGGAAAGGTCTTGCCCTTCTCGTCGACAAACGGACTGTTGCCGCGCCCCAACTCGACATCGCCGGCATACCAACACCATCGCCACTTGCCGCCCTTGATGTACCAATGGTCGATCATCCGAATTTTTTTCGAAGATCGATTGAACCAATTCTTCTCCTTGTCGAACTCGCTGACATTGACCAAGTCGCTGCCGGACTCAACTAGGTCATCAATTTCCTGGGCTTTATGGGGCGCGAGTTCTTTAGCGTGATCGCGATCCATCCACTTAGCGACACCCATATACCGGCAGTCGGTGAAGCCCTCGTCGTAGGAGGTCGGGTCGTAGAAGAAGCCGTCGCCGTAAACGATGTGCATTTCCAGCGACGGGTCGCCGGTATCGCCCGGCACCAAATCATATTCGATGCCGGCCAGGCCATCGATCGCGGCGCCCCTGGCGATCCGCGAGCTCTTCGACGCCCAGTCGTTGCTGTCCAGGCAAAAGCGCAAGACCGCCGTCGCTACTTCGGCGCCCTGGTCGTGCCGCGGCGTGCGGGCGAACGCCTTGGGATCCTGCCGCAGTCGCTCGACCAGGCCGACCACGGCATCGATCTTGCGGACGATGCGGTTTGAGGTGACCACCGGCTGCTTGCGATTGCGCAACACCCGGATCTCTTCCTTGGTCCACTGGTCGCCGTGATAGTAGTGCCGCGCCTCCAACATCTCCTCGCCCTCGGCGTACTTGGCCGCGGCAAAGTCCTGATACTGCCTCCGCAGAAACGCGATGCCGGTGTCGTCGTCATCGTCATCGTCGTCGGGTCGCTTGTCGTTGTCGCCATAGCTGCCGCCCCGCGGCGGTTGCGGCTGCGGTGCGTAAGTCATTGCCACTAGGTTATTTCCTAGATAATCTCAGTCGTATTTTCGGGAGCAATGCATGACGACGCGAATGAACAACGCTTGGTTCAAAAAATTCAAAAACATGAACTTGCAAGAGCAGATCATCGAAGTCATGAAACTTGCAGCAGACAGCGCCAACCGTTGCCAGGATTACAGCGGTCTCGCCGACACCTGGGTCGAACGATCATTCCTCGACTCATATATTTTACTGAGTGAAATCCGAAAGGAACTTATTTCTAAATCTCCATCCGCGGCGAGCCGTCGTCCTCGCGCATGATGGCAGTCTTGATCCACATCGCGGTTTCTCTGATGCGTCTCAAGACATAAGTCTTGTCGGCGCCATCGGGCAGGATCCCGGCGATGTCATCGGCGTAGCCCTTCGACAACGCGCTGGCCTGGCGCATCGTCTCGGCTTGTTCGTCGGACGGCTTGACATGATCGAATGTCGAAGGATGCAATTCCATGTTAACCTTTCGTCTCGGCTTGTTGGCGCCGTATATCGGCACGCTCATCGGCCTTTTCCAGCAGGTCGCCCGCATACCCAGCCGTAATCCCTTCGGCTCGGCGGCACCGAATTAACCGGCGGCACCGCGGTGGGCGTTGGTTTGGCGGTCACGGCGCCGCCACCACCGAAATGGTCGAGCCCGGCGCGACGCCGAAATATTCCGGCTTCAGCGCTGGCAGCAGGATGTCATTGACGGTCGGATTGCCGCCAGCGCGAATGGTACACTGCACTTCGCACACCACCCGGATGTACTTGGTCTGGCCGCTGAACAGCAACGAGACCTGGCGGGTCAGTGAGATATCGAGCACCGGCTGCACCGTCAGCGCCGGCAAGACGGCAAACGGCGCCGCCGCCTGCGCCCGCGCGGTGGCAAACTCGGCAATCCAGACCCGCGCCGTCGCGGCATTTGCCGCGCTCGGGATTAGCAGCAAGCCCAGCAGCATCAGTGCGCGCATAGTCGTCCTCATGGTGCCAAAATCACCGAAATGGTCTGCACGCCGGCAACCAGGAAATATTCCGGATGCAACAGCGGCAGCACGATGTCGTCGACCGAAGCCGGTCCCGTGCTGCTGATGGCGCACTGCACCTCGCACATGATGCGGACATAGCGGGTGGTCGGATTGGTGGCCTGGAAATACTTGACCAGGCCGTCCCGCAGATCCACCGCCGGCTGCTTGTGCAGGCTCGGCAAGGTCGCGATGTTGGCCGCCGCCTCGACCCGCGTGGTGGTGAACTCGGTGATCCAGGCGCGCTTGGTCGGTGTACCGATGCCCTGCGCCACGGCGTCGCCGGTCAGCAGCAACAGGCCGAGCAGCATGAGTGCGCGCATGATCACCTTCAATACGTCTTGAACTCATCCACCCCCGCCACCTCGCGCATCGCCCGGTAGCCAGACAACTGGATCGGCGCATCGGGCTTTTTCGCCCGGATCCCGGCCGACATTCTGTCAAGCAACTGCCCAATGAGGCCGATCGCATCGACCTGATCGTCGTGCTTGCCGGCGGGGAAACTCAACAACTCGGAGCGGAACGCCGGATACCATTTGGCGTGTTCGGGAACGTAGAGACCCTCAAGCGCCATCCTTCCTCGAATCGACTGGGCCCGAATGGCCTTGTCGCCTCTGGTCGGGAACTGCTCGCGATAGCAATACGCCTCGCGCTGCCTTTGTCGTCTCTCGAGCCAGGGACCGACACCGGACTTGATCTGGCCCTGCTCCTCGGCCCAGCCCAACGGCTTCCACTTTTTCACCAAGTCGCAGAACGCCTCGACCCACTGGTCGGAGGCAGCCTGCTTCCGCCACACGTCGAGCAGAAACATTCTGGCGTCGGGATCAATGCCAACCACCGCATGAACCGTATAATCGCCGCCGCTGTCGGTGACCGCATAGTCACTACCGCCGTACACCCGCATGGTCTGGCGATCAGGAGGCAGATCATAGGGCTTCAGCCAATCCAGCTTGAAATAATCGCCCTCGTCCGGCGTCGGGTTCTGCATGTACAGGCTTGACCAAAACCTGGGCTGGGTATTTCTCCGGATCCGTTCCAGCGTCTCGATCGGATAGGCGTCGTCCCACAATGCGGTGCCATCGTCCTTGATGGCTGGCAATTCGACCACCGTAAACTTGTCGCCGCCGGCGTGCTGCTGCGCCAGCAACTGCCCGCACAGATCATCCTCGTGCATCCGGTGATTAATAATAATAATTCTGCCGCCCGGCATCAGCCGGTTGTAGGCCGTCCCGCCATACCAATCCCAAACATTCTTTCTTGTCAGCTCCGACATCGCGTCGGCCATCGATGCATATGGATCATCGATCAGGATCACGTCGCCGCCGCGGCCGAGGATGGCGCCGCCGATTCCGAGCGCATAATAAATGCCGCCGGCGCTGGTGTGCCACTTGCCTCTGGCTTGACTATCCTCTGCCAGCGTCGTGGTCTCGAAAATGCATTTGTATTCGTTCGAGCCGATGGTGTTCCTGACCGCCCGGCCGAAATCGGTGGCGAGGCTCTCGGTCGCCGACACCGAGATGAACTGCTTGTCCGGTTGTCTCCCCAGAAACCAGGCCGGGAAACGGTGGGATGCCAACTCGCTTTTGCCGTGCCGCGGCGGCACCAGCAACATCAATCGATCGATCTCGCCGTTCTCGACACGCTCGAGCTGCCCGGCAATCAGCCGATGGTGCGGTGCGGTGCGATACCTCGGGAACGTATATTCCGTGAAATCGATCAGATGCGCAGCGCTGTCCTTGCGCCGGATCAACTCGGCCGCGACCTTGACGGCATCGACCGCCTTGGGCGACCAGTCGTTCTGGTCACGGGCCAGAGGCACTTGCATTTAGGACTTTTCCGTTAAAAGATGGGACCCGGCCCAACAGGGGAGGTAACATGTCGACTGATCTAATCGAGCGGCTGCGCGAGGATGCTGGCGGCAAGCCGCCGACCATGCAATGGCAGAAGACCTATCACGAGGCCGCCGACGAGATCGAACAGTTGCGCAGAAGCATCGAAATATATCTCGCCGAAATCACGCGCTTGCGGGCTGCACTTGCTACCTACACGGCAGCTAATGGCGAGGAATTGCCGAAGGGGTCAGCCGGGACAACGATAGTAAACGACGGACGGCCAACATGACCGACATCGTTGAGCGGCTGCGCTGCCCGCCACACGCCCACGCCGGGACGCATGGCACCAAGCTTGACCCGTATGTGGTCCCGCAGATCATGCGCGAAGCCGCCGACGAGATCGAGCGGCTGCGCGCCGAGATCGAATGGCGGCGATCCGCCGCAAAAGCTTGGCAACTCATTGCCCAAACCAATCAGGAATTATGCGATGAGATCGAACGGCTGCGCGCCATGCTGGAAAAAAGCCCGCCGGCACCGTGCCACCGCAAGGATTAGACGAGCTGAAGTCGAAGGAACGGCTTCAAGAGGAAACGTGCCGGCCGTTGGGCCGGCGCCACTTTCAGCGGATGCTGAAACTTGATCGGCGCCGCCACGCCAGACCGGCCAGGGCAAACAAGCCGCCCAGCAAGCCAGGCAAGCCGGCGCCAACGATCGGGAGCGGCACCGCCAACGGGGCGATATCGATGCGGTTATGCTCGAAATCGGTGATGTTGCCGCCAACATCGAGCAACGACAGGCTAATAATGCTCTCACCGTTGAGCGCACTGACCGTGAAGCCCGACTGTGCATTGGGATCGATGTTGCCAAGGTTGAAGTTAAAGGTGCCGTCGTTGGCAACGACGCTCATCAATATGTCGCCAGTGCCCTTCAGGCTGAACACCTGCGTGAATGTCGGCACAACAAAAGTGTTGGTCGGATCAAACACCTGGACGTTGATGCCGACAGTATTATCAATCTTGATATCGTTGCCGTGGGCGGCGCCGATGAAGCCGGCGGTCAGGCCGGTGTAATCCACCACGTCGAGGTGGGTTCCGTTGAGATGACCAAGCGCAGAAGTGGTGCTGGTCGAATCGGCAATGACGTTGTCGCCGGTGCCGCTCAGATGCGGACTGACGATGATGTCGGCACTCGCCCGCGAGGCAAGCAAGACTTGCGCCGACGTTGCGGCAATGCAAAGAATTGCCGCTATCACTAGACGTTTCATGAACAGTCTCCGTTGGTTATCGCACCAAACCGCGCGGGACGCGCGGTTGTGCGGTAAAATCGTAGCAGGGCCGTAGGAATGTTCCTAGGAAAATAACGCGGCGGTTAAGGGGGTTTCCTTAGATCGCCCAAGAACCGATGCCAGCAGGCGATAAAAACATGCCGAGGCTACCATGATGCCCTCGAAGCGAAATAATCGCTGTGGCCTAGCTTATTTTGGCTGACGCCGTGTTCCTATTGAGGATGGATAGAGCCAACACCTGCGCCGCGTCGGTGGCGCGCGAGATGTTCACCATGTCGGACAGCTTGCCGTCAGCCAGAATGCGATACATTCCCGAATATTTTTCATCAGGGACCACCCGCGTGATGATACGACCGCCACACAGCACCACGCGATCGGAACCGCGTTTCTCGACAGTGATGGCAAATTCAGACATTCGAGGACTATACCTCAGAAAAGTCCTACGCGATAGCGGGCGCGTCAGTTGTGGGTCCCATCTCAAGGCCGGATGGGTTCCCTAAAAAAAGCGGACATACCCCCGGGGGGCTCGAAGAAAACGGAGGGTGACCATGCATGTCATTGAAATTATTAAATAATTTCAATGACGCGCGCACACCCAAGACGCGCGGTGCAGCAACCAAGCTGTGAGCCCACCGCGCGCCGAGGTGACAGCGCCGCCTGACGCTGCCGACTGCATCGCGCGAAGTTGGTTCGTTGCCAGCAGGTTGCCAAATCCAACACCGTCGAGCGCAGTGCGTTGATATTACTGGACTTTCTCACCATTCTCGCCTGGTATCATACCAGTTGACAGGTGAGCTAGGACTTTTCCTCAACGGGCTTTGCTTCGATCAGCTTGGCTTCACGCTCACGCTCTTCGACCTGGTGCGAAGCGTTCTGCAGAAACTCCATCAGTTCCTGTCTCGTCCAATCGCTGGCGTCGCGCTTCACCATCGTCAGCGTGGTTTGCTGCATTGGCTTGCCGTCCAATCGATCGGCAATCGCTGTGATCGCCGGCAATGCCTGTAGCGTATTGCGTTGCGCCTGCTTGATCAGATTGCGCGCGATCTTACGCAACGCCAGATAATCATCGCCAGCTGCAGCTATCTCATCGTTCAAGATATTGGTGAACGGCCGCTCGATAGCGCGACCGCGAAGATTACCTGATTGTCCTTTTGCCCACGGCATATCAGTATTGTTAGCACAGGACATCTCATAAAAAAATCCGCATTTCTGCGGATTTCTTCACACTGCCTATCGGACATTGATCTGATTTGCATCCGAATGTAAATGAGAAATGTCCTAAGAGTTAAGCCGCGCGATCCACGTCTCATGCTGTTTGAGATATTCCGCTGCGATTTGATGCAGTTCGTCTTCGCCGTATCGACGTTTGGGTGTGGCTCTGGCTCTATTTTCCAACAGGCTGATTGCCAATTTATATCCCGCCATGAAATGGCGCCCTTGCTCGGCCAACTCCTGTTGACTTTTAAATCTCATTTCATTCACCGTCGCCTCTCCAACCGATCCTGCTCGACCAACGCGCCCAATCCTATTTTCAGGCACTTGAGCTCGATCAATCCACCGGGCACCGACGATTGCTCGCAGCACGATTGCACCGCAGTCAGGACAGCTGACGGATAGCGTTTCAGCACCACCAGAGCTTCGACGTAATCGCCGATCGCTCGCGCCTCCCTATCAGCCTGCTTCTGCCCCGCATCGCTATCGGGATCCGGCGGCGTGCCGCCCATGGCATCCAAGACTGCCGATCCTGGCGGGCGTGGTGCCTGCAACGCCGCGGCGTAATGGGTTGCCAGCGTCAACCAATTGCGCCCGGCGGCGAACTCTGAGGCGTTGATCTTGCCGCACAGGAACAGCCAACCGAGTGCCGAGCCCCACACCGCATCGCGCATTCCTGCCAACGCGGCATCGCGCAGGCGCACCACCTCGAGCGGCGACGGCAATGGCGGTGGGCGCCTGATCTTGCCCGAGGCTTCCCGCCGCGCCATTGCCTTGCGTTTGGACATGATCAGGCGCCTCCGAATGCGGGCATCTCGTCATTCATCGGTGCGTCGAGGTGCGGATGGGTATCGACGATGGCGTCGAGCGGGTCGCCGGTGGGGCGCCTGACCGCGGTGACCTCGGCGCCGGGGAAGGTCAGTTTGGCTGACGTGACCGCGCGGTAGTCGTCCAGCATGCGACCGATCTCGTCCAGCGTATAGACCGCGAGCTTGCGGCCCTGGGCGATTACCGCGTGGGCGTGGGCATTGTCGGGCACGATCGCGGCGACCGTACCATCGCCGAGGGTGAGTTCCCAAACCTGGGGCGACAGGGGTTTGGCACAGGCTGCAGTTGCCGCCTGATCGAGCTTGCGCCAGGCCGCGCACATTCTTGTCGCCTCGCGGCGGACCATCTCCAGGTCGCCGTGCCAGACTGATTGATTGAACAGATATCTCTGGCGGTCGAATCGCTCGGTGAGTTCCGCCTGCACCAGCAATCGCAATCTCCCGCAGCCCCATTTGAGTTCCATCTCCGTCGCCACCTGATCGGCGACATCGATCGACGCCTGCGCGGCGATGTAGGTACCGTGAGAATTGTCACGCCTTGCCATCACGCCTGCCCTCCGCTCGCGTTTCAAAATTTCCCCCCCATACCCCCATAGTAAATGAAACGATACGATACGGGAGGTTGTCTAATGACCTCCGTATCGTAGAGTGATACGAGATTGATAAATGTAATCATTGGCTTATAAGATTTTGTCTCGCGTTTCATGTCGTCGTTTCAACGTGATACGTCGTGCAGAATTGACCCCTCGTCGTTTCACAATTTTTCGAGCTCTTTTTTCCCTTTTTCGGTGATGTAGAACCTCTTGTTCCGGTGCTTCTCAACGAGCTTGAAATCCTCCAGATTTTTCATCAAACGCTGTACCTTGCTCTTGTTGGGGCGGCCTTCATTGACGAACCCAGCCCGCTCGGCGATACGATTGAACGATGCCCCCGGTTCGACCGTTAGGATGTTCAGAACGGTATCGCCTTCGGTCTGCACTCGTTGCTGGCTGGCCTCCAGGACCATCTCGGCGATCGGGACCGCGACCACACTGGGCATCAACCGCCCTTCGACATCATGCACTTTGGGGCTTTCCGCAATTTTGAGTTCAAACGTGATGGGATCGAACTCGGGCCCCCGGAACTTGCCGAGCCAATGCAGGCTGGTTTGCTTCTCGGCGTCGGCCCACAGCGTTAGGTTGCCGTCGACCTCGTTGGTGAAGGCCGAGCCGCCCATCGGCAATAGGTTGTCCTGGGTGGCGTTCTTGACCGGATGGCAGTTGACCAGCACCGCCGGCAGGCCGGGCAGCATGGTCAGGCGCCGCAGCACCCTGGCGAACGCCCCCTGCTGGGCATTGGAGTTGGTCTCGTCGCCGAGGAAGTAGGCCGCCGCGGTGTCGACTATGACAAGGATCAGGTCATCGATTGCGCCGGCAGCCGCGGCAATGACCGGCATCTGCGCGGCGATATCGATGACGCCAGCCACGAACCGCATCTTCAGGCTGGCGGCATCGAAGCTGTAGGCCTCGGCCAGCACCAGAAAGCGCGCCCGGATGTCGTCGGGGTTCTCGCCGGCCAACAGCAGCACGGTACCGCATTTCACCTTGCGGCCATGCATCGTCTCGCCCCGGGCGATACATTGGGCGATGTACATGGCGACCGCCGTCTTGCCGTGGCCGGTACGCGCGGTCAGCGAATACAGGTAACCGCGCTGCATGATGCCGTCGATGATGTAGGCCGGCGGGGTGAAGCCTGAGACGAACTGCTCGGCGGTCAGGATCAGGGCCGGCGCAGGGGGCGCCGTTGCTTGCTGGTCCGATGGTACAATAACCTGGGGGTTATAGTACCCTCGCGCCTCCTGCCGTTGCCGATAGAGCGCCAGCACCACGTCGACCGTCTCGCAGCCGCGGATCTTGCCCTCGGCGAAGCGCTTCACCGTGTAGGCGCACTTGGCAGCAAACTCGTCAGCACCTCGGCCGGGCTTGGTAAGGTCAGTCCCCCGCTCGTATTGCGGCCAGGCGGCATCGAATAGTTGCTGGGCGGTGGGAGCTTGCCCACTGGTGCCAATCAATTCGATCAGCACGGCATTGGCCGTCTGCAGCATGTAGCGCTCGCGGCCGTCGTCGACCTTACCGTCAAGGCCGAGCACCGTTGCGGCGTGGTGGATGCCGTCGGGGGCAGCGGCAGCGGGCCGATAATCGATTGTCGGCCCTTGTTGGCCTTTATCGGCCTCCGCAAACGGGAACGCCTGCGCCAGGTGCTCAACCGTATAGATCGGCTGGTTGGGCGCCTCGACCCGGGCGATGTAGGTCAGCTCGGGCCGCTTGCGGTCGGCCTTCATCGGCCAGGCGATCGAGCCGGCCAGCCGCATCACCCGCGGCGGATCGCTGACCGTGGTGTCGCCATGCATGCCCACGGCGATGCCCTTCAGCAATGTTTCGGATTGTTTCTGGTCGGTGATCGGCTCATCCAGCCGCCACCACAGCTGCGCCCGCAGGTGCGGTTCCTTGCCGGTCACCACGATCTTGGTCGGCGCCGTGGCGCCCCAGCGTTTCCGCGCCACCGACGCCACGCCCTGGTCGTCGAGGTCGGCATAAGCGCAGGTCAGCGCCAGCACATCGCCGGCGGAAGCGCGGGCGTTGGGCCAGGTCTTTGGCTTGCGCAGTGCGGCACCGACGTAGACGTTGCACATCGTCTGCCGGTTCAGCCGCACAGCCTCGGCGATCAGTGGCTCGATCTGGTCGGTGCCGAACAGGCTGGCGTGGCGCAGCGCGTAGCGGCCGTCGGCATTGGGTGTGACATCGGTCCAGGCCAGCTCGACCAGGCCGTCATGAAAGCCGTCGAGGAAGCCGCCGAACAGGTGCTCGAGATGCTCGCGCATCGCGCCAGCGTCGGGTTCGAACAGCTTATGCACGGCAGGCTCTGTCATTCGCGTTCGATCACTTCGAGGACGGCCTTGATGAACTCTGCGGCGACTTGCGGGACGATGGCATTGCCGTAGGCGCGCAGCTTAGATGCCCGGTTGCGTAGCCCATGAGCCAGCGGGAAAAGTCCGGGTTGAGTTGGCCGCGCTTTGCCGTCGCTGCAGGCGAGCCATTCGAGGTCGGCCCAGGGGTTAGATGCGCCAACAGCGCATTGTTGTGAGGCGGTTGTGGCCGGTTCATCGTTCGCAGGGCGTATTCCTTGCTGCCCCGCGCGTGGTTCACATCCGCCGCCTGCGGTGTCGCCCATGATGCTGCCTCCACGGTCAAAGCCTGGTTCAATAAATCGTGCGGTGCGTAGTGGTGGTCGGCATTGGTGTTGCCGCGCACCGTGGTGTCGTGCGCCTGCGGCGTGATCCATGCCGCCAGCATCGCGAAGTCATCGAGGTTCGAGCCGTGCCGGGTCTCGCCCATCGCCCGCTTGGCCTGCGCGCCGCCGTGACTGCCATCCCGTGATTGTGTTGTCGGCCAACTCGCCAGCGCCGTGATTGCCAGATTGCTCGATGACTGGTCCCGCGCCATGTGCTTGGCGCTGTAGGCCTGCGGGTCAGCCGCCCAGCTGTTGTTGTCGTCGTCCATGTTGGGCGTGGGCCACGAACCAAAGCCTACTTCGGATGTGGGGCGCCCCGACACCGCAAGCTGGTAGTACGGACGCCCCGCAGGCGTACCCCGCGCCTTCCAGGTCAGCGAGAACAACGTCGAGCCAGCCCCATCCAATTGCCGCTTCAACCTGCTCACCAAAGATGATTGCAGGACGCCGCTGGGCGATGAGAGAAAACCATTGAGGCCACAGGTGGCGTTCGTCATTGCCTGCCTTGCCTTTCCCGGCGGCCGAGAAGGGCTGGCAGGGGCAGGAACCGGTCCAAACAGGTCGGTCGTCGGGCCATCCGGCGAGCCGCAGGGCGACGGACCACCCGCCGATCCCGGCGAAGAAATGGGCCTGCGTATAAGGTCTGAGATCATCTGCGGATACGTCCTGTATGTTTCGCTCATCCACATCCCCCGGCGCAATTTGGCCTGCAGCAACGAGATTTCTGAGCCATTGCGCGGCATAGGGGTCGTTCTCGTTGTAGTAGGCGGTCATTTTTCTTTGAAAACAGGTGTTGACAGACCCGGGCCATTGGCCCTATGGTCGATGCATCGGAAGGGCAATCCTGCCCGCTGATGGAGAGACAGATGAACGCATTCACCCACAAGCCGGAAGGTTCGCTCGCAGGGGCGTTTTTTCACCCCACCAAGACCAAGGGGCTTTGGAACATGGTTTGGGCGGAAGCCCGCTCGCAGGATTGGTATTCCGATGACGTTGGCTACGTTGGCAACAAGGACGGCTACTTCTATTTCCAGAAGCCCAGCGTCACTACGGGCTTTGCCCGTATTCGTGTGGAGGGCTGAGCTATGACCCCCACCAAGATCACGCTGGAAAAGACCGCCACGCACCTTCAACTGAAGATTTCCGCTCCTGAGACATTGAAGGGCTACACGGTCATTGAAAGCGTCCCGTATCAGAACGGCTTGAATACCAAGGTGCAGACCGTTTTCGCGATGCGTAAGCAAGCCGCGCAATACGCCAAGCGGTTTGCCATCCCGTTTACTGACGAGACGCAGGATGGCAAGACGATCAACCCATGACCCCTGACGAATATCGCGAAGCCCTTGCGCGGCTGAACCTGAGTTTGGGTGCAGCCGCGCGACTGTTGGCGTCCAACGAACGCACCAGCCGCCGTTGGGCGAGTGGCGAACGCGAGGTGCCGCCACCCGCCGTCCAGTTCCTTCGATACCTGATCGCCACCGGAAAGACCGGCAAGCAGGCGATGAAGGTGCTGGGGCTGTGACCATCTAGAACCTGTCAGCCGAAATCATCGTCGGCGGCAACGGTCTGTTTGGGAGCCTGTGCGACCGGCGCCGCGGCCCGGGTCGAGCCAGTGGTGGGAGCGGTGGCGGCGTTGGGGACACCACCGCTCCCGGCCGCTGCTGCACTGCGCGCGGTGTTCGCTGCAGCACCGGCTTTGGAGACGAACACCAGATCGCCGCGCGGCTTCCAGTCGACAATCTGGAACACCGGCTGGTAGTTGGTCGAGGCGCGCTCGGCAGTTCCGGTCTTGACCGGCATGGTCTTGACTAGCGTCACCACCGGCAGCAGCCCGGCGTGCTTGTCTTTTTCCGCCAGATAGTCCGCCATCACCGCATCGACGCCCGCCATCATCGAACTGGCGTTGCCGGCAATTTCGCGAATGGTCGGGGTGCCGTCAGCGCACTCCTTCGACAGCTTGAGCATCCACCGCGCGCCCTCCTTGTGCGAGTTGGGCGGCATCGGCTCTGGCGGAAACAGACTGCCGAACGGCACCAGCACCAGGCTCGGCGCCTGTCCGGCGGCAAACTTCAGCCAGCCCACCTCGAGGTTCTCGAAATCGAACTGCGCCTTGAAGATGTTGGTGATGTCGACCTCGTTGTTTTCAAATGCCCCGCCAACCTGCTCCCGATCAACCCGGAACATCCGCCCGGCCGGTGCGTGATATTTAACGAACGGCAGAAAATCGGCGAACACTTTCGGTGCCGTGTTGAAGCCAAGAACACCCATGATTTTTCTCCACTACAAGGCTGCGATCGGCTCGCAGCGCGCCATTCCCGGATGGCCGGGAAATTCAGATGTGCCAGTGCTCGTAAGCCAGTTGCCGCGCCGCCGGCGCGGTCCAGTAGAACGAGTCGAGATCCGGCACCGTGATGTCGATGAAGAATTGCGGATCGTTCGACAGCGCCAGAAACTTTTCGACCTTGAGCGCGATCTGATGCAGCGCCGTGCGATGGGCGTCGGTGTTTTCGACGTTGTAGGTCACGCACTTTTTCGGCGTGGCATAGGTGATGCGCGCCGCGGCGTTGTTGCTGGTGACATAGAGCGCAACCTGCTTGGCATGATTGATCTTGATCGCCGACGGCATCCGTTCGGTGGTTTTCAGATCCGTCGTGATGTTGTGGTCGGCCCAGTGGTAATCGAAGATGCCGATGATCGGCAGCGTCAGGCCTTCCGGCTTCCATTCGACCAGACCCTGGGTGTGCGACGGGATGCCGTAGGGACGCAATTCCTCCAGTGCCATGGCCACCATGTCGGAAATATTGTCGCGATATTTCTGGCGTCGATCGTCGGTCGACAGCGCGGTAAGGGTGTCGTATTTCAATTGGGCGATATCGACGCATTCGGCGAGCGAGGCGTTGGGATTAAGTAAGCCAAACGTCACGCCATCCTCGACACCGACACCGCGGTGGGCTGGCACGCCGACCGGCTGCTTGATCATCAGCACCCGCTCGAGCACGAACATGGCCGGCGAGGCGGCAAACAGGTTGAGCGCGGACGGCGAGTGGCGGATGTAGTTTGCGATCATCGTACCGACCTCTTCAGTGCATCGATCCAACTCAGGAACACCAGCGCCTCGGTCATGTCCTTGGCGATGCCCCACTGGTGGCCGAGCGTTTGCGCCCGATCGCGAAACGCCTTCTGAAATGGCGACAGCCGGCCGCTCTTGATCTTGAGCTCGAGCCACGCGGTTTTGCCTTGGGGCAACAGGAACGCCAGGTCGGGGATGCCGCGCTTGACGCCCTCAGCCTTGAGCATTTTGGCGACGGCGATGTGGCGATGGCCGCCGGATGGGATCGCGAACCAGACCAGATCGGGCTTGGCTTGCACGTCGAGCAGCTCGCACAGCGCCGACTGGAATTGGTGCTCGGTGGGTTCAAGTTTCATGCGAGTAAGGGTGGTCCCAAATTTCCGCGAATTTCTTCCGCGGTGCTTCGGTGAATTTGTCGGTCTGGTTGCCCCACACGGTCCAGCCATCGCGCCGGGCGCGGGCGAACAGTTCGAGATAGGGTCCAGCAACCAGCCGCTCGATGCGCTCATGTACGCAGTCGGGCTTCCGTGAGTGTTCGCGGGGCTGCTCGAGAATGCCTTGCCTGATGTCGGCGGCGATCCTCTTGGGCTTGCCCCGTGTCGCCAGTAAGCACGGCTCGGTGTTAGCGCGAGTCCAGTATCCCAAGCCCATGCGTGGCGTGTATTCGTCGGCCCACAGCCGATAGGGGTCGCCCTTCATCCAAGAGAAGGCGCACGTTTTATATTTAAAGCCCCACGCCTCCAGAATATGGAACGAACGCTGCAACACGGGCCAGCACGTCCACATGAATAGAACACAGTCAGGGGCCGCCAGATCGGCCAGAGGCAACGCCGCGATGTCTTCATCAATCATGGTGGCATAGGCGGGCTTTGACGCGCGGCAGGCGATGCCAGCGCCGCTCTTGCGCGCCCTGGCCCATGTCTGGAAATGCCACGGCGGGTCAGCGAGGATCGCCCTAAAATATTGTTTCGGTAGATTATGGAACGGGTCGGTCATAACAACCTCACGTCGTTATGCACGGCCTTGAAATGCACGGCGCACCACGAACTGTTTTCGACGGTCGCCTGGGCGCAGAACAGATACGGCGCCTCGTCACCGACCGTGGCGAAGCGGCAGTCGTGATGCTGCAGTTGGATCAGCGGCAGATTGCGCGGCTGTGCCGGCGCCGCCGGTTTGGGTTTGATCGTTTTGACAAACTTGATCTTCGGTTTCTTGGTGATTTTGACCGGCCGGCCGTGGCGCTTGAATGTGACGCGCCCCGGCAGCTGCATGCGGTGGACGCGGCCGATCACTGCATTGCGGCTCATGTGCATCGAAAATTCGTCGTTCAGTTGCCAGGCGATCTCTGCAAACGACAATGCGTCGGCACCCTTGAGCGCATGCAATTCTGTCAGGCGCCGGTCGAGCAACTCGGTCAGCCAGCGTGACGGCGGGTGTTCGCTGTTGCGTTGGGTGCGTCGGGTGCCGCCCTGAACCGAGGAGGACAGTGCGACACCCTCCGCATCTGCAGTAACAGGGGATGAAACCGCAGAGCTCCGGGCAAAGTGATCTGATTGCGCTGTCATGGGTGAAGCGCTCCAAACTCGGGGGAACAGCCGCCGGGACTAAGCGGTCTGCCGTTGCCGATCGGTCGTGTGATTGATCATAAAATCACGGACCTTGAGAGTGGTCCGGTAGCGAAGTTCGCGGCCGTCACGCAGATTGTTGATCAGACTAGGGTCGCCCACTGCCTGTCCGCCGAACGCGCTCGGGGCCATTCCTGTTTTTTTCAGGAATTTCTCGATGTCGGCAAGCAGTGCCGCTGTGGGCGTGGTGTCCATTATCCACCACATTAAGGAAAAGTCCTGTTTTAATCAAGGTCAATTCCTTCGTGCCATTGCGTTAGGAGATGTCCTAGGATAGAGGAATGGACATCGTGCGCGAACTAATAAAAAAACAACTGGAAGAGGCGCGGCTCAGCATGAGCGAGGCCTCACTCAAAATCGGCCGCAACGCCAGCTATCTGCAGCAGTTTTTGCGCAGAGGCGTGCCGGAAGAATTGCACGAACGCGAGCGCATCAGGCTCGCCGAGTTGCTCGGCATCGATGAAAATCAATTACGCGGTAAGTCAACACCACTCACGTCACGGCCTTACACCAAAAATGGAGATCGCCTGCAATCGCAGGCGCCATCTGCCATCTCTGTGATTGGCGGCAAGCAAATACCGCTGGACTCGCCGAGGTTATTTCCTATAAGTGAAATGACGCAAGATCTCCCCGTGTTTGCAACAACTCAAGTTGCTGGAGGAGCGATGGTCATGAGTGTGAAACCGATCGACCGCATGTTGCGGCCGAATTTTTTATTGCATGTCGACGACGCCTACGGCTTGATCGTCATCGACGATGCAATGGATCCAGAGGTCAAGAACGGCGCCACTGTCCAGGTGCATCCGCATCTGCCGGCAAAGAATGGTGACGCCTGTCTATTCCGGTCGTCAGCGGATCCCGATACCAATGTATTGGTGCGGCAGCTGGTGTCGGCCAATGACGGCGCCTGGAAGGTCTGCCAGCACAAGCCCCACAAGGTCTACAGCTTGAAGAAATCGGAATGGCCGGTCTGCCATCTGGTGGTGGCTGTGTTCCCGCGTAGGTAAATTCCTATTTCACTTTGTTACATTTTCCCCAGACATTTTGGGCGCGGCATATTTGACTCTTTTTTCGGAGTAGTCCTATATTGAGGAAGTGTCCTTTTTCGGAGGACTGCCTCATGGAATATTTCGTCGTCATGTGTGATTACGGTGATGATGGCCTGGAGGCCATTGTCGATCCGGCCCTGACCCGCGCGCAGATTGTCGCTCGCATCAAGAGCCGCGAGTTCGACAATATCGTCCAGATCGATCGGATCTGTTTTGCCGCCGCTTACGACACAGTGCCGCAGCGTGTCGCCGAGGATGTCACTAAGGATCTGATTGACGAAGCCGAGGCCGAGCTCGCTGAGCCGTTCGGCGAGGACGTGGCGCTGCCGGCATCGATCGTGCCGCCAGTCCGATGAATCGCCGCGCAACGGGTTAAGGGATCAACCCCCTCCTCTATTTCGTCGTCTCGCGCTGTAACCTGTTCAACTCACTACGCAATTGCACATGCGACTTTTCAAGATCATCCAGCCGCGTCTCGATCTCGCTGAAGGCCTGGGCCAGTTTATTGTTCAACTCGCTGTCGTGATCGATCAACTGCTCTTGCAACGTCTGGAACGCCTCTGCGATTTCGCGCGCGGTGCTGTTGGCCATGCTGGGTCACAAATGAAAAGGGCGCGCACAGTGTACGCGCCCCCTTCACGATCGGCAACGCAGCCCTACAGTGGCCGCTCGTCGTGTTCGAGCATTGAGTTGAGCAGCAGCGCCTCTGCCGCGCGCATCGGATATTCTCCATCAAGCACCCGCCGCAGCCGGCGTGGCGACATGCCCAGGAACCGGCCCAGCTTGGCTTGGCTGATGCCCCACTTGACGCAGATTTGCTTGACCTGGGCAGCCTTCATGCGGCGGCCCGATTGCCATGTTTCCCAGTCGGGGGCTACGCCATGTCGCTGGCCGCTTCATGGCGTTAGGGCTGGAGCGAGGATCCCTGTGATGGGGACGTTGCTCCAGCCCGCCATCAAAAGGAGTTAAGCAATGACTGACATCGAAACCAACATCACCTTAAATCGCCTCGCCACCGAAATTGAAAGTGCCGCTAACGGCACTGCCAGCGCGCAGGCGATGGCGGTTGCCGATCAGGTGATCCATCGCGCCAGCGCCGCCATGTCCGACGTTCATGCACACGCCCTGGCTCGCGTCGCCGGAATGCGCGCGCAGCTTGATGACCTCGAGCACACCATAGTCGAGGCAAAGGAGCGCGCCGAACAGCACATGCAGAAATTTATGAAACTCGTGTGTGATGGCGAAGAGGCTATCCACGGTCTGGAACTGGCGGTGGCGCGGATCAGCGATCAGGTGCTGACACCACATTGAGGGGCGTGCAGATGTCTCCACGGTGGGCGGTCGAGGTGTTGGTCAAGCGTCGTCTCACTCTCATCGTGGAGGCTACCTCCGCCGACGAGGCCCGTGCCGAGGCCGAGGACTGGCACATCGTCGACGAACTGGCCGGCGACACCCTCGACGTCGAGGTTGTCGGGGTCAGCCGGGAAACGAGGCCGTGACAGCACTGGTCTTTATATGTCCCGCCGCGCCGCAACCATAACCCAGGCTGACGTGGCGCGCGCCATTCGCGCCGCCAAGCAGGCCGGTGCTGCCGAGGTCGAGGTCCGCGTGGTGGCGGGGCAGTCTGTCATCCTGATCCGCATTGCGCCCTCGCCGCCCTCCATACCAGCCGAAATCCCTGATGACGAAGAGGTAGTCCTATGATAAGTCCTATACCTCGCCTCATCAGGATCGATCCCATGCCACGCCCGACCCACCTCCCGCACCTGGTTCGCCAGGTTACCCAGCATGGCAAAGTGGTCTGGTATTTTCGTATTGATCAGGGGCCGCGGACCAGGATCAAGGCGGCGTTCGGCAGTCCGGAATTTATCGCCGAATACCAAGCTGCCATTGCTTGCGGCGGGACAGGGCGACCCGGCAAAAAAAAATCAACGGTTGGTAGTCTAGCTTGGCTGTTGGATCGCTACCGGGAGACTGCCGGGTGGATGGCGCTGTCGGAGGCAACCCGACGGCAGCGCGACAACATCTTTGTTCATGTCATCGAGACAGCGGGTCACACTGCGGCGAGCAAGATCGATCGCAAGGCGATCGTCGCCGGCAAGGAGCGCCGCGCCAAGACACCGTCACAGGCCCGCAATTTCCTTGACGCCATGCGTGGGTTGTTTCGCTGGGCGGCGGACGCCGAGCACATCAAGAGCGACCCGACAGCGGGGGTCGGCAATCCGCCGCGCAAGGCCGGCGCCGGTTTTGTCGCCTGGACCGAGGATGACGTGACCCGGTATCAGGCGCGTTGGCCGCTCGGCACGAGGCAGCGGGTCTGGCTCGATGTGCTGTTGTACAGCGGACTGCGGCGGGGGGATGTCGTTCGGTATGGCCGCCAGCACGTCAGGGATGGCGTGGGGCGCATCAAAACCGAAAAGAGTGGCGAGACCGTCATGGCGGTGTTGCCGGTGCTGCCGGTGCTGGCTGAGACGCTGAAGGCAGGGCCGTGCGGGGATCTGACATTCATTGTCGGCGAGGGTGGCCAGCCGCTGACCAAGGAGAGTTTTGGCAACCTGTTTCGCGAAGCCTGCAACCAGGCTCAGGTTGCCGGCTCGGCTCACGGGGTTCGCAAGATTGCCGCCACGACGGCCGCCAACAACGGCGCCACGACCCAGCAGCTGAAGGCGTTGTTCGGCTGGACGTCGGACCAGATGGCGGAGATTTATACCAAGACGGCAGACCGGGATCGGCTCGGCCGGGCGGCCGGGCACATGCTTGGCAATGCAGATCGCGTACAGAACGATGAGCGAACAAATTCCCCCTCACCTTTATCTTTTTCCCCCTCACCTGAAAAAAAATCTAATTAAATCAGATGCTTATGAGGCAGTGGTGCGGTCAAGAGATGTGCCAATGTTGTGTGTTTTCAATTGTTTGATGCAGGGTGAGGGATTTTCGGGGCTGTTGATGCATAACGATAATTTTCAGGCCATCCCTCACCTGTTCTACGGTTAGGAATAAGCCGCTTTCGTCGGTTCATCGACATCCTGCGGCATCGCATCGCCGAGCGGCACGATGACCTTGTCGGGTTTGCCGTCGTAGTTGTTGTCGGCGATGTTCTGGAACAGCAGGCTTTCGCTGGCGCGACGGCGAACGAGGCCAGCCAGCACCTTGCCGCCGCCCTTATTCCATTTGTGGAATTCCAGGGCGGCGTTTTCCCACTCTTTGGAATTGATCCGCTTCAGCAGGGTGCTGCCAGCGAACGCACCAGCACCCACATTGTATGTAAAAGAAACGCAGGCGTCGAACTGCCACTGTGTCAGATCAACCTTGACCAGGCGCCTGACATCGTTTTCGAAATGCTTCATGTCGTTGAGGAACGCCGCATCGCATTGCGCCTGCGACCAGACCATGCCCATTTGTATTTTGTGGCCATTCTCAGAAGTCGTTCCCCATCCCAAAGTGACCACCCCAGCCGGGCATTTATATGCGGTGTAACGATCCGGGCCGCACTTGTGCAAGCACGACTCGAAATGCTTGACAAGGTTGGCGCCGGCTCGCGATAGCGACAGGTCCTCGTTCATGGCGGCGGGATCCTCGATGGCGAGATATGCAGATCCTTTGTCATCGTGTCGATTATCCGTCGAAGGCTGAGCTTGTTCGCCTCTGTCTCTTTCTCAGTTACGGTCAATCTGTTGTTGATCTCGGCTAAATGTGGACTACCACGATCCTCCAAAATTGACACTCTGGCCTCCAGCCTCACCGCATAGGCGATTACGGAAAACAGACCGACAAACAGACCGCCAAGAAAATAGTTTTCTTTAAGCCAACCTTTGACTGTTTCGGTCATGACGGCGGTGGGCGCGCCACCGGTTTGCTGGCTTTGATGAAGTCGCCTGGCGATATCGGCGGCTGACCCTCCAGCGCACGGATGCGGTTCTCGTGCTCGAACAGCACCGTCTGCTCGCCGGTTGGCTGTGCTGGCGCGGGTTCTGGCGGCACATAGGGATCGGGTGTACCGCCGTCATCGAGCCACTCCTGATACTCGACCCAGTCGCGGTTGACCGGATCGTTGGGAATGCAAGCGCCGTCTGCGGTGCGGATGACGCTGTCGGTTGCGGTGAGTTGATAGTCTGACATTACAGCCTCGCATCCAAAGATATTTCATCCAAAAACGCCGCATTCCCGGTAACTGTCGCTGCCTTATAAAACATCCCACCTATATCACTAGTCCCAAGAAAACTCGCTAAACCAGCGGCAAAGCCTGTAGTACCTCCTATATTGGCAGTCACCATCGCAAATGTTGGTGTGCTGCGCATTCTTAGCGGCCAATTAACGGCAGCCCCATAGAATAAGGTATTTGTAGCAGCGCCGACTTGAACACCGATGCGCATTTTCTGCCAATACCGCTGACATGTCACCAACTCCTGATCATACGACCGCATCAGCAGCGGCGACTGCGCGGCGGTGATTGTCAGTGCGCCGGGGAGAACGACAAAGCCGGTGATCTCGAATGTGTTTCCTACGGTGGCGAGGATGTTTATTTGGCTTGCCCCAGCAATAAAAATATTAAGTGTAGCGCCGAGGCCATTGGTTTTTGATCCGGCCCATGTCGTTTGTGCTGGAAGGACGGCTGTAATGAATTGAGCCGTATTTGCCGAAGTAATTACTGGGCTGGCAACGGCGGTGTTGGTCCCGTCAGTGAACTGAAGGTTAAAGGATCCAGCAACAGATGACTTTACCCAAAAGCCAACTGTTATCGGTTTGGCCGCTGTTGTCCCCCACCCGGCTCTAGCTATTCTGTACCCCTCATAAAAACCCTGGATAATAACAACATCAGAACCAATACTGGATTGTGCCGTAGTGACGGTGAATTTAAGTTCGCTATTGTAGCCAGGGAATACCGAAGCAACTTGCTGGACCGTAACAACACTTGTCCCGGTTCTGTATGTGCCCCAGCCATCTATCGATTTTGAGTTTCCGTTGGCGGGAGTGACAGAAGCCCCAGCATTCGGCTGATCAATCTCCATCCCGCCATTGATCTGCATTCCCGCCGCAGCCAAGCCAGCAACATCACCGGCATCGACATACTGCTTGGTGGCGACACCGAGCGGTTGCGTTGGGTCTTTTTCAACAAACACTAAACCATCAGATCGATTTATATTAAACGGTATGCCACCAAAAGAACCGTCATCTTTATAGCGATAAAGTACAAAGTCAGAACCGATATTGCCGCCACTCTCCGATATGCTACTCCCAAAACTCATTGTCCAACGAGCGGAGCCACCATTAGAACCCGTAATCATCGCATCTTGGCCCGATGCGCTTTTTCTCAATTCAATGACAGGCGATGCTTTATTAACGATCAAATTACCCGTCATCGTGTCGCCAGCCTTGGCGACCTTCGTGCTATCGACGGGTGCAGCCCACGTTCCATCTGCCTGCAAGAATGTCGTCGTCGCACCAGCTGGCGACGGCACCAGGCCCTTCAGCGACGAGGCAAAAACATTTAGCATCGCCGTCGCTTGCGTCGGCGAAAGCGCCTCTGGGACACCGGCTCCGGTTGTTGTCCGACCGACAAACACCGGAGCCGTGAGGTTCGCCATCTTAGCAAGCGTGACGGCACCGTTGGCAATCGTTGTCGTGTTGCTGTCGACCGTCGCCGTCACATCACCGGTCAGCGCCTCGCGACGCAAAACCTGAGCGCCGCTCATCGACAGCGATGTGCCCAACGTGATGTTTTCGGGATCGCCGGTCCCTGCCGTGTCGCGACCAATCAGGCTGTCGGTCGCGATGTTCTGTATCTTGGCGAACGTCACGGCATCTGCATTGATCGTCCACACTGTGCCGGAACTGGTGATTGTGATGTCCCCCTTGTTACCGTCAGGAAACCCGCCAGCAACGGCCCAGCTACCAGTACTGCCCTGTCGTGAATAAAGCGCACCATCGAGCGGTGCTTCACCGATGCTGGTGCCTCCCGGCATGGCTGAAATCAACGTCTTCTTTAACGCCCCGCTTGCTGAAGTGTCCGACAGCAACAGATAGTCAGCGCCCGCTGGCGTCTTTGGTGTCAACGACGCAATGTTGATGTCAGTCGGAGACGCAGCGCCCCCAGTATTGTTGGCCTTGATGGTAAACAGCGGCATCTGCGCCAGTTTGGCGTTGCTCACCGTGTTGGGGTCAATCGTCCATGTTGTGCCGGAACCGCTGACCGTGATGTCGCCCTTGTCGCCGTCCGTCATGCCCGCCGCAGTTGATGCAATGGTTAGCGCATTGCCGGGATCGTCGTAGGTCAGTGTAATGTTTGAACCGGCCTGCAATAGACTGCCAACGCGATCATCGACGGCCTCCGAAAAATCGGTGACGTTGGCCGCAACGTGCGAATGGCTGACTGGCGCACGCGACGTGTCGCTCGGGTGAACGTGGTCCTCGCGAGCATATTTTGTCGTGGTGCCGACCGCCGCGGCGCCATCCATAAGCGGAGGCACGGTCGCCGGCGGTATTGTCGAGCCGGTCGCGACCGGTGTCCAGGTATTGCTCTGCCGGCCATATTGCACGCCATCCGAAGGTGCTTCCGGCACGGTGCCGGCGCTGCCCAGGATGCTGACTGGGGCCAGCACATAGGCATTGGTGGCGCTGTTCCAAAGCAAGGCGTTGGTGTGCGCAGGATCGGCAATGCCGGAAACCGGCGGCGTGAAATCGTCATAGGCCAGGTCAAACCGGAACGCGCCGTTGACCCTGGTCACGTCAATGCCGGCGCCATCGAGGATGGCGCTGGGGAAACTCAACATCGCCTTGAGCTTGACCTTGGGGAGGAGTGCCATTGCAGTGTCATCCAATCACTTGCCAAACAAATGATGTGGCATTCCATCTGACCTTGCGGTGGGCAGTTGCACCAGTCCCGGTCGCCGCTGCCGTGGCAAGAAAGGTCGCGGTATTACAGTCGCTGATGTTGTATTCATCGCCCTCAACCATGTTCCCCCCATACACGTTCATTGTTCTTGAAGTAACATTCTGAGAGATACTGACCGTATAGGTACCTGTCCCACCGCCGCCGGTTCCGTTTGCGGTGATAGCCGTTCCTGCCGTCACACCAGCGACATTAATTACGTCCCCGATTTTAAGCGTCGAGCCGGATGTAAATGTTGTGACATCCAGCAACGTACCCGCACCACCAACACCGCCAGCGGAGGCGGAAATCGTTGCCGTGATAATCGTCGGGGGCGGCAAATTCGCAAAGGTATATTCGTCAGGAGGATTGTTAGAGTTGATGAACCTGGCAACGCCAGCGCTTGTCGGCATCTGCCACGCTACACCGCCACCATAGCCAGTTGTCGACCCGGTACAACCAATGAACGTGTTATGTCCAACCGGGTTTGATGTAACGGCTGCATCAGCAAGCCAGAAAGCCGCTTTTGTAAAGTTAGCCCCAATACGCATTCCTTGATAAGTAACGCATGCCGATGAATTTCCACCGTTACGGAAGCGAAGGCCATATTGACTATCTGCCCCGCTGGGGGCGGCCCCACTGTTACCTAAAATGTGAATACCTGTAACAAGACCATTCGAGGCGTTGTAAACATCAATGCAGGTGATGCAGCTTTCCATCCCCAACCCGGCGATTAAAAAACTGTCGAGACTTTCACCGCCCGGCCCATTGCCCAACAAAATGCCAGTGTTGCAAACTTCGCAACGTCCGCCGATGATGCTGTTGGCGGTCCCGGCCAGCCAAAACCCGATGTCAAAGCCATTAATGTCACAACTGATTGCTTGGGAGTTTTCAAAAAATGCCACGGCGAACGTGCCAGACGCATAAGCATTTGTCGGGCGGAAATTGCAGTCCTCGATATTTATCGAGAACGAAGCTTCTGTAATGCCCCCAGTGCTTTGATGGCACCATAAGCCCTTGTCAGCCGTTATCACGCAGTCCCGGACTGCACCGTTGACGATGCCACCAAACCTGATGCCGCCGCCGCCAGCAAACACATTGGTGATATGAAGCTTCTCGAATACATGAATGCCAGCTTGGGCATTATATGGCGAAACATTTCGATCAAAGATGTACCCGTTCACGGATCCGGTAATTGTAGCCGCACCATCCCCGCTAAATACAATACTGTATCCGCCGACATCCGTGCTGAATGTCAGGGACGAAGTCACTTTATAGGTTCCAGCAGGGAAATAGATATTTCCCCTGAGCGTAGACACATACGGGGTCGCCACATCATCAATCGCCGCTTGAATAGCGGCTGTATCATCAACAAAGCCATCGCCCACCGCGCCGTAGGCCTTGACGTTCTTAGCCGCAACAGACGTAGCGCCCCCGCCACCGCCACCGCCAAATAAAAATCCGGTCATTACACCCACCTTTGCAGGTAGGTTTCAGCACCGGAACGCGATGTGCCGCCAAGCGCGCTTTTGAATACAATAACTTCGTAGATTGTGCCGTCATACATGACTTGAATATCGTTATAGAAAGGATTGCCGACACAAAACGCAAATAATGACTGCTGTAGCGCGACTGCCGCCGTATGCGGCGTCGCCGCTACGTTGTTTTTATATGAGGTCAAGCTGGTGCCATCAAAAGTTAACCCAAGCCGCGTTGTCGTTCCCGATCCCACTGCAAGGTCGGTAGTCCAGTTATTACTGTTCCAGAATGGCCCATAGGCTCCGGTGCTGAAATCTTCGGAAATCTTGATTGACGTTGTGTTGGCCCCTGATGCGCCGCCGTTGTCTTCGATGCCGATTAAACCTTGATTGTGTGTGGCCGTTGGCTTGAACGCCACAAGAACGGTGAACTGCGGTGACGATGAGCCCCAGTCAATGTTACCAAACGCATTGAAGAGCCACTGCTTGGTCGTATTGTTGAACACAACACCGCCAAGTCCAGTAGAACTCCATGTTGGTCTGTTAGCGGAAGTCGCCTGGGTCAAATCCCAAGCATGGGATGCGTTATCACCCCAGGTTGCTATGGTCTGACCGTTGGTCGCGAGCGTCGTTCCGGTGTTGTAGGTTTTGGCGTCGGCCTTGTACCAAAGCAATAAACTCGCTTCGTCCGAGGGAAGCCATGGCGCCGCACCACCCACCACATGCGCCGCCGCGTTTTCAAATCGGTTCGATCCCCACGGCAGTGTCATGAGAAGCGTCCTACCGCCAACGCCGTGACGCCAGCGCCGAGCGTCAGTTTCCACGCTCCGCTGCGCGACACCGCGCCGACATAGATCGTGAACGGCAGAAGCGATAAGAGCGCCGTGCCGCTGCCTCCCGGCCATGTCACCAGGGTTGTGGCATTATCAATTACCGCCAAAGTCCCAGCATTCGTTGCGCTCGGAAACACCACGACATGGTCGAGATAGTCGCCGGTCGCGCCCGTGCTGCTTTGCAAGGTCGTGGTGGCACTCACCGCTGCGGTGACGTAGTAGCCGGTGTTGTAGACCCAGTCCGTTGCCGGCACGACCGGCGTGCTGTTGGCCTTGGTGTTCTGACCGTTTACCGGCGCCTGGTTCGAGGTGATGTTGACGGTGCCGATGATTTTGGAAGTTTCGGCACTCAACGTCGCCGCCACCGGATATGAACCCTGGTTGGTGGCGATCGTCACCGGTACGCTGGCCGCCATCGCGGCCGGCCCGAGTGTGCCAAGCTGCGTCGTGCTGATCAAAATGCCTGTGGTGTCGGCGAGCGCCTGCCCGGTCGAGCTCCGCAGTTGCACCGGCATCGGCTTGCCGGTCGCCACATCGGTGTCGTTGGCGGTGCCGTCAGGCCCCCATGTCGTTTTGACACGTTGAACCAGAACGCCGGATGCGGCAGGACACTCGTCGGCCGCGATCGTCGTGCCGGTGCCCGCAGTGATCGTCACATTGTCTGCCATTTACGTTGCCCTTGTTAGAGAAAGCAGCAAGCCGGCGGATTGGCCGGCCGTAGCGCCGCCGCTACCCGCGGGTATTTCCTTGGTCAGAGTGACCAGCAGGCCGATCGGCGTGCCAGTCATGGTGAGGCCACTGGTTGGAATGACCTTGGTCAGCGTGAGCAGCAGCCCGATCGGCGTTCCGGTGCCGCCGCTGCCAACGACACTTATGGCGAGGATGGCCGGGACCGGCATCAGGCCGGGCAGCATCTACGCCATCCCGCCCGCGAAGAAACATTCGATCTGCACCGACGAGCGGACCGCATACGAGATCACGTCGATCGCCCCCAATCCTGCCGATAACGTCGGCTTGGTGCCGCCGGGGAATTTGTACGAACTGCCCCAGCTAGTGATAGTGGCGCCGGCGATGCCCTGCGTCAGATAAATCATGCCCTTTTGTCCGACCTTGACGTTGGTTGGGTTTGCCAGTGTTCGTCCTGTCGCGCCGATCGACCAATCGAAATCGAATCCTGTGGCAAAGTCGGGCGTCACCGTCACGCCATCGGTCAGCGTGACCAGACCGGCTGCGGTCCATGTCGCCCCCGGGGTCAGAAAATGGTTGGTCGGCGCCGAGTTGGCGGCATATTCCGCGGCGGTGGCGATCGGCGTGAATGTCGCGGCGCCCGTGGTGAACACCGGCACGCCATTCGACGCGCTGATGTCGGCGCCGAACCCGCCGCGCCCTGCCGCCAGCGTGCCGGTCCAACCCGCCGTGATGGAGCTTGCCTGCAGCAACGCCGTGGCCGGCGTGCCGCCCAATGTCAGGGTGACGTTGGTGTCGTTGATCCGGGTCAGCGCCGATGGTGTAGGCGCCCCGGCGGTAATCGCGGAGGCAACAAATGCTGTTGTGGCGATACTCTGGTCCGCATCGCCGGGCGGCGGGGTGACGGATTTCGGATCTCCAGTGAATGTCGGCGAAGCTATCGGCGCCCTCGAGCTGTCGGTCGGATGGACGTGGTCGCCACGCGAATACTGTGCCGAGATGCCGGCTGCGGCGGTGCCGTCGCCTGATGGTGCGGTGTCGCTCGGAAACGCACTACCGGATCCCAGCAGCAACGATGTCGGCGCCAGACCATAGGCACCCGATATCGTGTTCCAGATCAGCATCACCGAATGGGTCGGGTCGGCGACGGTCGTCAGCGGTGGCGCAAAGTCGTCGTAGGCAATATCAAACCTAAAACTGCCATTGAGGCGGGTGACATCAATACCGGCACCATCGATGATGGTGGCTGGAAACGACACCAGCGCTTTCAATTTGACATCGGGCAAATCAGTCATGGCACCACGCCATCGACGATCGGCAACGGGCCGACACTGAGCTGCAGGGTCTGGGTGCCGTCGTCATTGGTCAGTGTTAGACCGGTGTCGTAGGTGCCGGCCTCGAGTCCGCGCATTTCGTCAAGCGTAAAGAACCACCTAAATGTCCCGAGATCGACAATCGTGATCTTGCCGTTGCCGGTCGACGCCAGCAGTCGCTTGCCCATCTGCCGGTCGGAAACTTGAAATTCGAGGCTGCAA